CCGGAGTTGGTAGCCACGCTGAATGTTGTGTCTACCGAAGTAGCATCCGCCGCCAGGGAGGAATCCGCAGTGGCGGCGCGAACGGCTGAGGATCCTTCGATGATGCCGATCTGCCATGCCGATGCCGGTTCGCAGTTGAATGTCAGCCGGTGCTCGAAGTGGGTGATCGTCTCGCTGAATCCCACAACCAGCACGGAGACGTCATCCGGTGCCTGTGAGGGAAGCGGCCCGAGAAGACTGATCCTGTCGCCGACGCGCAAGGAGAGCGCGGCGTTCTTCAGCGCGGGATTCGTTGCGAATGTGGGGTGCGCCAGATTGACAGATATCTGCGGGTACCGGGCTTCGTCAACAGTCCCCTGATGCAGCCGCCAATTGGCCTGGTTCGCCAGCTGGCTGTCCGATGCGACGTTGACGGATGAGTCGTCCCCGTACACTCCGATGCCGACCGGCGGGTCAGCTGTGGACAGAGTTCCGGTGGTCTGCTCGGCTGTCGCGACGATGCTGGTGTTGCTGTTGGTGACCGCGATGCTGTTCCGGCTCAGCAGGTCGTCATCGGTTGGGACGGGGATCTCTGAGAGATTGGCAGCCGAATACGTCAGCGTAAGCGCCGGATCCTGGCTGTACATGGACTGCCGGGTGCGGTAACCGAGGCCGAACTGTGCCAGGTTCTCGTAGACGATTCCGAGGTCAGCTGCCGCGCATTCGTTGACGAGATCCAGTGGCTTCAGCTTGGCCTCGGCACCCATGGGCTCTGTAGCATCCAGGTCGCCGATGCTGTCGAACCCGATCCCGTGCTCGGAGCAGATACGCTGCGCCCGGCGCCCGGCGGCTTCTCCTGTGGGGTCAAGCCGAATCCCCAGGTCCGTCATCGATGTGAGGGAGGTCTGGAGAGTCACATGGCCGACGACGCCATTGGTGAGTCCGCGTCCGGCGTGTGCGCCAACTGCCGCAATGGAGTCGGGGCACATGGTGATAGATATGACATCGGTCAGTGCTGTGCTGGCCTGGGAGTCGGTTGCGGTAGTTTCGGTAGTGTCACCGAGGTGCAGGACTCGGATAGTCCGGTCGAGATTCGCACCATTCTCGTTGATCTCGACCGATACGCGCAGCAGTTTGCCACGAATATCTGTCGTGTGACTCAGGGTTCCGCCAAGAACGGATCCGTCACCGGCAAGGGCGTTCAGGTTGAGTGTTCCTGTGGCGGCAACGTAGGAGAGTTCCCAGAAAGCTGTAGTCGCTGCTGAGTCGTCCTGCGCGATACGGCACACGATTTTGTGGTCTGGAGCGCCGTCTATGGGAATGAAGAGCAGAAAGCGGACCTGTGTCACTGTGGGATTGGTGTAGTCCTGAGGATACCCGGTGAACGAGCTGTCGGTCATGAGCGGCAGCGGGTCGGACGTCCCGAAGTCCGTGAAAGACGCCAGGGTGGGGGCTCCCGCGATGGACATCGCCCGGTGCCCTGAGATGCCCGAGGCCATGGTGATGGAGCCCACGACGTCTTCACATGGCCAGTACTCCTGGAAAGTACCAACAGAGCCGTCGGTGAACGCGTTGTACAGTACGGAGTGTGTGGGTGCGCGGCCCTGGCTCAGGCGGCGGAAAGGTCCGGAGGCCTGAACCTCCACCCAGATGTCCGTGCCAGTGATGTCCCACTTCTGCGGCCACTCGGATATCTCGCCCCAGAAGCGGTAGTTCTTGCCGTCGTTCTCCGGCACGCTGATACGAAACTGGGTGTTGCGGCCGATCTGTCCGTAATAGATCCCAGAAGGATTGCGCGGAGAGAACCGGCCATCACGATTGTTCAGCAGGAAGTTGCAGGTGGACTTGTCCGGCAGGGTGCTCTCGTTCGGCTGGCCCTTGGTGATGGAGATGTTTCCGGAGTCGTCTCGTACCATCACATACGACGTGATGTCCGTCCAGACGCCATTGACGAGGAGTTCCGCCGTGACGGGACTCCCGTTGTTGGCTTCTCCCGACGCGGAGAGGGGACCGGCGATGCCGCCCATCCGGCGCTGCCAGCCCATGGCCAATGCGGCGACACTCACGGCTCCCCCTCCTTCAGTGTTGTGTCATTTACTCGTCCGCGTGTGCGTTCAGAACGATGACAGTTGTGTTCTCGGACGTTACCGGTTCCGGACCATCGTAGATGATCTTCAGTTGCCCCGTGGAGAGATCGTTCGTCCAAGCCAGGATCTTACTGGGGTCCATCAAGTTACCCAAAGCGGTGGAAATTGCTTCTTCTGGTGATGCCATGTTCTTCTCCTACTCATCCCAAGTAATTCGACACCGCATTCCGACGCCTGTTGTGGGTGTAGTGACACGAACACGCAGGAACTTGCTGATGGCGATGATCGGGCGCTCATCTGGCATCCACTGATATGTGTATGCCAGCCCGGATTCTCCGGATGTCGAACTCAGGGATACTGTATCGAATACCCGAGATGCTGTAGTCGTCCCTTCGGCGGTGGCTGTGTAGCCGGTGAGGTTCACGCCACCGACACAAAGGGAAGCCGGAGCGTTCGGATCTAGAGGCTGGATACCCGCAGCAACATGTGCGGTGACCGTGGCGGCCACGTCCGTCTGAAGCAGCTCGATCACGGCGTCCGCACCGGGCGGGTCATCCAGGGTGAAGCTCCAGGAGATCAGCTGGATCTGCCGGGTAGACGGAGTAGCCACCTGAAGCATGGTCTCGATAGCGGTATTTGTGGTAACTGCGGCCTGCGCCGCAGTTGTTGGTGCAGGTCCGTTCCAACTCGTGTAGCGATGCACGGTTACCATCCTTGATACATGTGATACGATGGCTGCATGAAGCCGAGAAGCTATTCAGTAAGTGCTGGCGATCGTTTTGGGCGACTCGTAGTAGTCCGGGAGGAACAGATCAGGCTGGCCGACGGACGAGCCGCCTGGGCAGCTATATGTACATGTGACTGCGGAGTTGAGAAAAGAATTCTCTTGCAAGCTCTGATGAAGCGCACTCGATCCTGCGGTTGCCTCAAGCAAAAAGGCACCATGTCCAAGAAGTTCCGTGAGACGCGAGGTGCCCCACGCCAGGTCCTAATCCGTCCGGGCCAGCATTTCGGACGCCTCACGTTCATGAGAGAGACTTCCGAGATTGGGTCGCAAGGCACAAAAGTCCGCAAAGCCCATTGCGTTTGCCGGTGCGGGAACCTCGTGGACACATGGGTCCACAACCTCGTACAGGGAGTCACACGCTCCTGCGGATGCCTCCAGCGAGAGCACGCCTCGCGCATTGGGAAGAGTCAGGCCACTCATGGCCTCACCAATCACTCTCACTATTCTCGGTGGAACAATATCCGCGCCCGGTGTGATGACCCTGAGAATCATCACTACAATAACTATGGCGCTCGTGGCATCCGTCTTTGCGATGAGTGGTACGACGTCACAGTATTCGTAACATACCTGGAAAACACGCTCGGACCATGCCCTCCAGGTCACTCGCTGGACCGCATTGACAACGATGGCCACTACGAGCCAGGAAATCTCCGCTGGGCGGATCCTGTGACTCAGCGCCACAATCAGCGGCGCGGAGGGGCGTGGGGTACACGCACGCTCCGCGCCACCGAATGATTACGAACCTGGACGGCCGAGAGCGGCCTGAACGTTGCCGCCACGGGTGCGGACTACGCGACGGCCGGTGTCCACCCAGAGCTGCTCGAAGTGCCTGCCTCCGACTTCCAGGTTGATGACGATCGGGGCGTCCGAGCCACCACCGGCCATGGCCATCTGCCGGGACTGCCCCGCCGGGTACACCGTCGAGCCGTCCGGGAGGTGCACCAGTTCGGCGCCCATCTCGTTGATCCAGGAAGCACCGCCAGCGGCACCGCCGGATGCGTGATGCTTGATCCCGAGCGCCTTCGTGATCAGCTTCTCCAGCGCCTTGGTCATCTTCTCGATGGCCTTCTCCAAAGACGCCTGGTGCTTCTCCAGTGCTTTGACGACCTTGTCCGCGTGCTTGATGCTGGCCGCGTACACGGCTGACGCTGTGGTCTTCCCGGAGGAGTCCGCAGATGCCTTGAGCTGCTTCTCCAGGCTGTTGATCTGGTCGATCTGGCCGCCGGAGGCCGACAGCAGCGCCTGAGCGGTAGCCAGTCCCCCACCGGATACACCAGCCTGGGCGATCTCGCTGAGGGACTGACTGTTCAGGCCCATGCTCTTCAGCTGCTTCAGGGAGTCCGCGAGGGCCTTCGCCTTGTCCCGGTCCATGGTCAGCTGGTCCATGATCCGGCCGGTGGACGTCAGCCCGGTGGATTGTGCGGTGCCGGTGATGTTGGCGCCGGAGATGATGCCCGACTTCACCGAATCCTTCAGCTGCGCTGCCGCGTCCTTGAGGCTGGAGAGCTTGTCCTTCGCCTTGGTCAGCGCTTCGTTGACCTTGTCCAGAGCCTTTTCGTGCTTGATCAGACTCCGGCCGACATTCGTCAGGTGATCGAGCAGCCGGGTTTCCTGTACACCGCTCAGAGCGGCCTTGATGGTCGAGCGCCACTTGTTCAGGGTGCTGACCAGGTCGCCGAGAGAGGCTGCCGCTTCGAGTGACTTCTCGAACGGATTGTGCTTGTACCCGGCGATCCTTCCGAAGAAGGAGATGTCGAACTGACTGGCCGCGCTGTTCCGTGCGGACTGCTCCGCCTTGGTGACGCTGCCACCGGTCGCGAACGCTGGGAGTGACCCGCTGTTCAGGGCATCCAGGAAGCGAGGACCGTACTTCTGGACAGCAGAAGCCTTGACGACGTATTCGCCGTTGGACGCCATGAGCGGGATGTCGTCCGACGTCCCCGAACCTGGGCCACTCAAGAGGCCGCCACCGGCCTTCAGGACAGTTCCAGTACCCGGCTGCTTTCCGACGCTCACGTACTTGGAGTAGAGCGTCACCGTCTTACCATGAACGGAAGCGATCTCGCCCTTGGCCTTCCGGATAGCGGCTTCCAGCTGACCGATGTACGCCTTCATGTCCACCTGCTGGGAAGGCGGCAGCGTCCGGAGGGACGCCTTGGCCTTCTTCAGCTTGGTCTCAAGATCATCCAGTTTGGCATTGATCTTGATGGTGGTATCAGCCGGAATATTCAGAAGCTGATTTGCCAGCTTTTTAGCTTCTGCCCTTGTGTCGCCCATCCCCATAGCTGTTTTGACGAGGGCATTGTAGCCCTCCTCGTACTTCTTGTTGACAGACTTCCAGGAATCACCCTGGTCAGCCATCTTAGAAGTCAGATCATCGGTGGCGGCAGCCATGGCGTTAATCAGGTCACGGTTCTTACGCCCAGCATCCGTGTGGATGTTGAGCGTCTTTCCGTTGTCTTTGATCCCCTTGGTGGCGTCGTGGATAGCCTGGTAGAATGCCGTCTCGGATCCGTACGCCGCCTGATTGATGGCGTCCAGGGCCTGGAGGGACTGCCTGAGACCGTCGGCTTCGGCCTTCTGCTTGGCCAGCGCTTTCTGCGTCGCCAATGCTGCCCAGCCGAACTTGCCCTCACTGACCGCAGTCAGTTTGGACTGGAGTTCTGTTTCCTTGATCGCCTTGTTGTAGTCCTTCAGGTACTTCGTTGGAATATGCACGCCCTGCTGATTCAGCAGCTTGAGAGCGCTCGTGGCGGTGTTGACACCTTCGCTTTGTGCGATCTTGCCGATAGCCGCACCAAGGTCACGATAATCATTCGCCGCAGCCTGCGCGGAGGTCCCGCTGTCCCTGAAGTGGGCACCGAAGTGTGTGAAGCTGTAGGCAAACTTGTCCCATGCGCTGGCGCTGGAGTCGGTAGCCTTCACTAGGCCGTCTTGTGCTTTCTGGAGATCATCCAGAACCGGTGAAAGAATCTTTCCGCTGGCGACGCCGTTTTCCAGGGAGGTTGCCAGGTCATCGATGCTGACCCGGGCTGCTTTGGTGTGCTTCTCCAGTTCGTACACACCGGCAGCAATCGCTACGAGAGCCGCGATGATGATGGTTCCCTTTACGGCCGCGTTGAGAGATTTGAAGCCAGCCGCGAGCCCGGCGACACCTCCGCCAGCAGCGACGGACGCAGCGCGCATTTCCCTGAATGCGGTTTTGACTCCCTGGATCGGTCCGAATCCGGACAGGGCGGCCATCATGCCCTTGAATCCGCCACCGGCCGCAACGAAGTCGGCCTTCATGAGCATCAGTTCGAAGGTGATTGCGCGTACAACGGTCTGATAGACACCGACGAGAGCGGATACCCCCGCCTGTGTCGCAACCCACACCCGGGTAGCGGCGGTCGAGAGCGCGGTAGCAGTTGTCTGAGCCTTCACGGCGGCCATCAGTGTGATGAACCAGAGCCGGGACATCACCATACCGGCCTCAGCCGCGATGGTCGAGTCCCGGAAAAGGTACATGGCCACGGCTGCGAGCTTGGTGGCGATGGAAAACGCCCCGAGTCCGACGACCAGCGTGGCCAGCGTGCCGATAACGGCCAGGGTGGCAGTTTTGTGCTGGAGCATCAGATTGACGAACGACTGCACCACGGGCATCAGTTTCATGCCGATAGAGATCATCAGAGAATCGAACGCGCCCTGAAGCTGCTTCATGGTCTGAGAGAAGGTTTTCTGGGTTTCCTCCCAGGCCTTGCCGAAGTTCTTCGCACCTTTTTCCGCTGGCTCGTACTTGCTCTTCAGCCGGTCGAACTGGTCAACCAGGATGTTGAGGCCGATACCCGCGCGCTTACCGAACACGGTGGTGATGACTTCGCCCTGTTCCTTGGCGCTGACACCAGCCTTGTTCATGTGGTCGATAAGGTCCTGGAGGGCGAGCTTGAGGCCACCCTTCTGCATGTCCTTGGACAGGGTGTCGGTCTTGAGTCCGAGGTTCGCCAGCTCCTTGGCGCCGGTCGCCACAGGGTGCGCGAGGGCCTGGACGGCCATACGGAGGTCGGTACCGGCCTTGGCGCCACGGATGTTGTTGTCACCGAAAGTCGCGAGCGCGGCGCTGACGTCGTTGATGTTGAGGCCGAAGCCCTTGACGGTCGCCAGAAGACCCGTACCGAGAGCGTCGGCCAGGTTCTGCATCGTCATGTCACCGACACCGACGGTCGCGTTCAGGACGCCCATCGCCTTGGCGGCGTCCTCGGTGCCAGGAATGCCGGAAGCGATAGCGGCGGTGAGGGCGTTGGTGACATCCACCAGGTTGGCCTGACCGACGGCGGCGCCTTCAGCGGCGATCTTGGTGATGTCCAGGGCTTTCTTGGCGCTGATGTGCTGCGACTCGAAAGCCGATTCCACATGGAACAGCGCTTCGGCGAGGGAGTTCGGGCTGAAGCCAACCTGACCAGCGAGGTCGAGTACCCCGCTGGTCAGCTGCTTCATGTTGCTGTGCGCCACACCGGCCTGTGTGGTCAGCAGTGTCATCTTGCTCTGGAAGGAGCTGGCCATCTTGACGGCCTCGAACACCACCGCACCAGTCGCCACAGCTGCGCCAGCGGCCACCATCTGGAACTTCTTGGTGGAGGTTTCCAGGGCGGTCATGCCGCCCCGTGCTTCGGCGAAAGCTGGCTTGGTGAGGTTCTTCGCGACGATCAGGATCTCGACTATGTCAGCCATCGTCGTTGCGCCTCCCCAAATCCTCAATCGCCAGAAGCCTCAGGAACGAGGCGTCCTCTTCCAGCAGCTGGCTGGGAAGGCACTTGAACCGTTCACAGGTGCGGAGAATGAATTCCGCTTCGCTCAGTTGCCGTGGTTTGTCTACAATGCTTCCATCGGGAGCGACGCCTCCGGTGGAGTCCCGCCAGAGTTCGACGGCTTCGCCAAAGGGGCGGATACACTCGAAATCGCTTCGGCCCAGGCGTTGACCAGGGACATGGCGAACTCGGTATCCTGCGTCCTCAGCCCGGAGAGAGTCGGGGGGACGGGAACGGCGTTGCCGTCTTCGTCCTCCTCCTCCAGGTTCCAGCTCACCAGGGCGCTGACGAACAGGTCGAACATGCCGTTGGTCTGTTCGGCGTCGTCCCTGTCCACCTTGCCGACGCCCTCGGAGCTGGAGAGGTCGAGCATCTGGCCGAGCGAGACCGACCGGGCCATGACTTCCAGCCCGGCCAGGTCCTCGTCCGCGAACTTGAGCTTGTAAATCTTGCGCTTCGCCTTGAAGCCCATGGTGTTTCTCCCCTTTGGTGAATCTTCTAGAAAACGGACATTACGCCCAAGTCGGGACAGTTCCGTCCGCCAAGCTGCCAGGCACGGCCCACGTAAGTTCACCGGACTGCGCACGAGTCAGCGGGTAGTCGGTGAAGATGACCTCGTTGGGAAGCGATACCGCATTCACCGTCATGGACAGCGTGCGGTTGACTGAGGTGCTGGGAACGGTCTTGAAGACCGAGTGGGACACGGCGGTGTTGTAGACGCCGTTCAGCGTGACCGAGAAGTCCGCCAGCAGGAGGAGACGCTCGAAAGCGCTCTTGTCCACGCCGGTGATGTCCTGGACGCCACGAGGTGTGGCGAACGAGAGATTTGTACAGTCATTCTTGATAACGACCGGAGTGCCACTGCTATCGTCTGCACTGAGAGTCGTCCACCCAAGGCCGCTTGCCTTCGAAATTTGAACCACACCCCTTCTGATCTGGTGTTTTGGTTGGTTGCTTTGATTGGACACAGGTGATACCATGAAGCCATGGCGAAATGTTCACCTGACTGCACCTGTGACAGGCACCGCCCATTCAGCGCGGAGCGACGTAAAAACATCGGCGAGGGTCAGAAGAAAAACGGACCATCGGATGAGAAGAAGGCCTTCTTGAAGAAGGCTGCTGTGCCGCAGTTGTGTGCATGCGGTTGCGGCGAATACGCAGCGGTAGATGAACGACGAAATCGTGTCAGCAAGTACGTTGCTGGGCACAACAGCCGGGTTGAGCACCCCATGACGGGGAAGCACCACACAGAGGAAGTGCGCAAACAACTCGCCACTTACACGGAGGATCGTTCATCTGCGTACACGCATGGGTGGTCGAAGACTCCGACGTACACCGTATGGAACTCCATGAAATCCCGCTGCCGTGACGAAGGAAACGCTTCGTATCCAACGTATGGGGGCCGTGGAATCAGGGTGTGTGACCGCTGGATGGAGAACTTCGAGAACTTCCTCGAAGACATGGGGGAACGTCCGTCTATGGATCACCAGATTGACAGGCGTGATCCTGACGGCAACTATGAGCCCAGTAATTGCCGTTGGCTGACGCGAGCTGAAAACAACGCTCGTCGCAGGGATCCTGGCGGGTGGATAAAGAAACGTGCCGAACAGGCAAAGAGGGAAAGCTCGTCTTGAGGTAGTTATGGGCTAACCAGCGAAGAATTGCCTGTAACTCAGGCGCATCGGGCTGGATGACGCCCGATGCGCCTGAGACATCCCGCCACCGTCACGCGCTGCAATACATGTACAGAGTGGGTACCGCAGCGGTTGGGGCCGCGTAGACCGTCGAGTTGTCCGTGCCCGGGGTGGTCAGGCCAGTAGTGGAGAGGCCACCGATAAGCGGGGTAGGGGCGTTTGTTCCGGTCACGAAGATGGTAGGGGAGGCCGCATTGGATGCGATGGTGGGCTGGGTGACGCTGGTCGTCACCATCAGTGCCAGGAAGTATGTTCCCGTATACGTAGGCATGAATGGCGTGACCATAGCCAGGTTCTGCCACGTAGACGCCGGGAGAGCCGTGGAGGTCTGGTCCGCCGAGTGGGCCTGCTGCTTGTACGTGTTATCCAGCACCGCCGTCCACCAGTGCGTTGGACCGTTCGCGGCAACCGTTCCTGTGGCGAAACCTACGTGCCCAATCGACTCACCGGCCATCAGGCCGATGGAGAAGATGTACAGGGTGCCGCTGGTGATCGCCGTGGTAAGGGTTCCGATGGTCGAGCGGTTGGCAGTCTCACCCAGCCCTGTGGGCATCCCGATCCCCACCCGGTTGAGGGAGATGACAGGAGTTGAGACGCCGCCAGTGTCTCGGTGGAAAACGCCACCGCCACTGGCGTAGATCACCGCACCGCCAACTGGACTGGTGGTCGGTGCGCTGGTGACGTTGGCGAGCTGGATCTCTCCAACGCCGTTGTCACCCAGTGCAGTGTTGGAGCCGACCAGCAGGTTCGCGGATAATGCGGTGTTCCCGCCTACTGCCAGCGTACCGCTGATGGTTCCATTACCGGTCTCGCTGAGGTTTCCGGTGATGGTGCCGCCGGTCGCCAGGATTCCAGGGTTGTAGAGTGGCATTAGATCACCAGCTCGTCACTCGGGCGGACCCGTTGGCCGAAGCCCAGATGCCATCGACTTGACCGGCGTATGTCGGCTGCGGGAACTCGTAATATGCGCCTGCGGCAAGCTGCACCGTGTAACTGGTGGTGGATGCCGTAACCCCATACTTCAGGTAGAGAACTGCGGTGGAGTCGTTGACGACTGTCCGGGCCCGTGTGTTTCCGGCTGCCGCGAAGATGGTGACGTTGGTCGCTGAGGAGGCGACATTCGCCAGTGTGGCCGTGGTCGGCCTGAGTGAACTCATGTCGCCTCCATTGGATGTTAGCCCTGCTGGTGTGCCTGGGAAAGCTTGTCCTGGTGATTCGCGAAGGAATCCACCCAGGTATCCGCGTTGTGCCTTTCCGGTTCGGTCCCCCGGGGGTTCCCGCGCCAGTCGCCGTCCCGGACGATGAACAGTTCCGGCTTGTCAATCCGGGTGCGGTGCGTGGAGACCTGGAAGCAGGACTGGCCCGCCTCGAAGACGAGCCAGTTCTCCAGCTCCGACACATGCAGCCACTGATACTTCCGTCCGGCATTGATTGCCGTGTGGATCATCTGCGCGTCCAGCGTGTCCGTGCGGATGCGCCAGCCCTTGAGGTACTTGTCGCATTCCACCTCCGCACACGTGGCTGGGCGGAAGTGCGTAGCGAGCGGAGCGACGACCGTATAGGTCTTGTAGGCGCTCGCTGGCATCTGCGGTGCGATACGGTTCAGGTGCTGCATGAGAGTCTCCCCAGACTGAGTTAGAACACGGTAGAAACCTTATTGCGCACAGCCACAACATTGAATGTCAGACTGGTGAACCCGCCACTCGTGGTTGTCACGACGCGAAGATACCGTTCAATTGGAAGCGTTGCGCTGGTTGCGATGCGCTCCGAGGTCGGACCGGAAGTGACTGTGGTGAATCCGCCGCCTGTCACATCCGCGTAAGCATCGGTGGCCGCGTTATCCATGGAAGACTGGAGCTTGATTGTCACGTCGGTGCCGGTGAAGCTGGTGACCTGGAGATAAGCCTGAAGGCCGAAGTAGCTGTTGTTCGTGAAGAACGCGGTGCCGTTCACGGTCCAAGTCAGCGGAGTGGCATCGGTGACCGAAGCCGTGCTCGCAACCGGGTGAGCTACGGAAGTTCCACCGATTCCGCTGAGAACCTGGGCCTCGAAGAACTTCCCCGCCAGGAATTCGGCAGTTCCTGTGTTGCGGCTTCCGATTTCCAGGACAGCGGTGCTGGCGAAGATCGCAGTAGTCGCCGCAGTGACAACAGTGGCTCCGAGCTGCGTCCAGGTGGTTCCGTCGTTGCTGGTGTAGAACGTGACCGTGTTGCCTGTGGCGCCGTTATCCACATCGAGCGTTGCGCGCACCCAGAGAATCTGGCCATCGGTGACAGTGGGGTTCACGGTGGAGTTCTTGGTGATCACCGTGGTGCCGTCTGCGCTCCACCGCATACTCAGAGCGCCTGTGGAGTTCAGGTACAGGGCGTAGGAACGCTGGTTGCCTGTGGTGTTGTACTTCGCCACGATCGCGCTGTCGGCGGCCGGGGTCCAGTCATCCGCCGCGATGCGGGCACGGATATCGATGTCTCCGACAATGTCGAGAGACGCCGCATCCGGGGTGGTGATGGTGTTGCCGGAGGAGCCAGGCAGTTGTACGGCGTTGATGCCATCGTTGTCCAGGGCGGCACCCGTGCCGTTGGTCGCCGCAGTATCTGTGCGGAGTCCGGCAGTGAGCTGCTGACCCCACTCGATACCGTATGCGTTCGACTGAGCCTGGACAGCGAAGGTGAACATACCGTCGGCGGCTCGGGTGCCGTCGTAGTTGATCTGCTTGGCGACCATGCACGCGGCGTCGTTCCCGAGCGTCGTGCCTCGGGCGTACGTGGCGATGACGTCGGTGGTCGGCAGAGTCGAGAGACGCGGGTGAGCTTTACCGGCGGCGGTGTCGAAGAACGCCATGAACTCCAGGTTGCCATTACGCAGGCCACCGATTCGTTCGTAGGCGGACTTGTCGATGGACGTGACATCCAGGAGTGCCGGTCCGCCGCTGATGCTGGACAGGCTTCCGATGTCAGTGCTCAGATCGTAGCCCGACAGGTAGAAGTTATCCCCCAAGCCCGAGGATTTTGCCACGTCACCCTCCTAAGGGATATAAAGCGGTTTTACGGAACCTGATCCCAGAGGTCATCGACCAGGACCGGAAGAGTAATGGACATGACGCGGAACTCGTGGCCGTCCTGGTTGATATATCCAGCCCTGGACACGAGCCCCTGGCCATAGGCCCCGAATATGTCAACATGCCGGACCAGTCCGCCAAGAGTGAAGTTGTCGATGTAGGCGGCGAACAAGGCGTCCAGCGTCTGTGTCAGCAGCGTGTCGTTGTCGTCGTAGGGCTGCTGCAAGGAGTTCAGATATATGCGTACGGTGAACTCGATACGCGTCGTCGTTGTAGCGAGCCCAGAAGACTGGATAGGGTTGACGCTGTTCACCCAGATGGATGCCGTCATGCCCTGCCCAGGGGCACGCTTCGTCTCAAAACGGTTTACGACATCGAAGCGCCCGATTTCAGAAGCGTGCGTAACCACGGCATCCAGGATCCCGGTGATGTTGAGCGACACGGGGCCTCCTCAGATCGTGTATTCGTGGACCACTACGCGAGCGATGGAGGGTGCTTCCTTCTCCAGCTGACCCTTGACGATACGGAACGTGTGGTAGCCGGGGAATCCGGGACGTGGCTTGTTGCGGCCGTCGATGCCTTCGAGCCATCCTCCGTACACAACCCCGCTATCCGAGACCCGGTAGAACACACCTTCTGGTTCAGCACGGATTTGCGTCTGGTAATAGGGAGTCGGATTGACGATCACCTGGTCAAGGTGACTCTCCACCAGCTCCTTGCCCTTTTCCGCCAGCTGCTTTGATATCTCCTCAGAAGCGACATCCATGCGCCGGTTGATGAGACGGCTCCAGATGGAGCCCGAAGCGTGCGTATAGGCTTCTATCTCCAAGCCGGGCATCAGGCCTCCTCGTCCACCGCTTCGTCCACTCCGAGCGCCTTGCACAGTTTCTGGACGAGCCTCAGCGACTCGGCGCCGGTCTCCTGGTCTTCGATGCTGCTCTTGTAGTTCGCATTCGCCAGTTCGGCGGATATCTGATCGGAGCGCTTGGCGGCGATCAGGAGGATGGCTCCCTGGACGGAGGCCAGCATGGACAGCACCAGATTCAGCAGGATGAAGGGGTACGGATCCCAACGGCCGATAACCCCAGCGACATTCACGGAAGCCCACACCAGCATGAAGCTGAAGAACGAGATGACGAATACCCAGGAGCCCATCCCGTTGCGGACCATATCGGCAGCGCGCTCTCCGAAGGAAAGATCGTCTCCGCTGCGGACTTCGGGGTGGGGAGCCCAGTTGGACGGAGGTGCCATCTTCTCCTCCTGGCTAGATCGTGCGCTGACGGGCCTTACGGGTGTACTGCTGGGCTACGCGGTCGCGAAGATCCTGAAGTGCCACCATGGTCGCCGGGCGCTTGGCCGCGCCACCCGTGCTGGAAGCAGCCGACATTGTGCGGAACCATCCGGTCTGCTCTTCCAGGAGATCGGAAATCGCGTACGCGGTGACGAATTCCCTGATGCCGTAAGGCACGATCCATTCGTACACGGTGGTGCCGATGGAGTGCACGGCTGCTGTCGTCCCCAGTGCCCCACGCTGAACCTGAAGAGTCCGGCTGGCGTAGATATCGGCTCCAGTGGTGTGGGCAGCCGCTGGGGTGCCATCGAAAGCGCGCCGTGTCAGCAGGTTGTTCCCAGCGATATCCACAATCAGGAACTTCTCCGCGTCGATGAGGATCGTCTCTTCGGGTGCGAACTGGGTTCCGTCAGGAACGGCAACGAGTGTGTCTGTACCAGTCACCGTGATAGCGATGTTTCCCGCGAGGTTGACCGTGGTATCCAGGAAGGAGCGCTCGGTCACGATGCAGCGCTCGTCATCGATCTTGATGATCGACCCGACGCCCACCATTCCCGCTGTCGTTCCGTCCACGTCGATCGCTGTTTCGGTCGCGTCCAGCGCTTCGGCGGTCAGCCCTGTGGTGTTCTGCTCATTCGAGTAGCCGAAGATCCCGGTAACCAGGATGGACTGCTGGTACGTGCTGCCGCCGCCGAAAGCGGAGGCGCTGTCCAGTTTCAGTTCAATACGACTGTACGGCGGTCCTGTGCGGTTCGGCTCCAGGAGGGCGTCCGCGATGCTGACGACTCCGCCACCCGTGCTGCTGAGAGCGCTCAGGCTGACCAGAGTGCTGTCATCCAGCCAGAGCCTCCAGGGAAGCGCGCCCTGGATATTGGGCCAGTCGTACTTGTTGGTCATGTACTCGGGGTAGAACGTCCGGTGCGTGAGGCCTTCGACAATGCGTGAGGAGGACCGGATCGCGCGGTCGATCTGCCGGTTGCTCCGCGCGGTCTCCTGGATCTCCAGGGCGCGTTTTACGGTTTCCCGGGTGGTGTAGACGGCCAGCTCAACAGCCGCTGATGTCGGTGTCGTTCCGCTTCCAGCAACAGTGATGACTTCGTCGCTGTTGACCGCCACGCTGCTCTTCAGGCCAGACCAGGTGACCAGGTAGGAGCCAGCCGCCAGAGAGGACGGAGTCGCCCAGGGGTAGCCGTACGCACCGATGCCCGGTTGTGTGACACCGGTCGTGGTGGTTGCGACAGCCACTGTGGAGGTCGCTATGTTGGTAATGGTGATGCTGGGGCTGGCATCCAGGTCTACGAGGGTGCCGCCCACGAAGTCATACCACTGAGACAGCAGGACCAGAGTGTCCCCTGCGGTAACGCTGGCCATCCTGGTCCTCCTATTGCGTTGTGGGGATCTTTGCCGGTATTAGACGGCGTACCAGCCCCACGAACTGCCGTTGTACAGAGCCTGCACCCGCAAGGTCACTCCGGTAGCCGCTGTAGTTGAGGTGGCTCCGGTGCCGCTGGTCGTGTAGATGAGCTGGCTGCTGGTCGTATCCACCGTGAGCGTATTGGAACCGACGTTCTTGAATACGTACTCAACGGCGTTGTAATCGGCGGCCGGGAGGGTCCCGGTGAATCCGGCACTGGTCGTGTCGCAGATCAGGGTACGGTCGATCGGTGTGCAAGTGAATGTGGTGGTCTTCCGCTTGATGGCGCGCGGGACCTGGCCGTTGACAAGCTCCAGGCCCGTTGGGGCGGAGACGCTCACATTGGCCTCGGTGAACAGACCCGTAAATGTCACGCGCCCGAGAGCGGCATTCATAGCGGCGGTGGAATTCCCGGCCACATTCGGCGTGCTGGACTCGGTGGAGATGTTGATGTAGATCGTCGGTCCGACACCCTGCGACCCAGCACCGATGATGTACAGCTCGTGTGTGCACGCTTCAATGGATGCTGAAGTGACATGCATGGAGTGAACAGAGCCGACCGAGCTGGCGTAGTTTCCGACGGCGCACAGTCCGGCCCAGCAGTACAGGGCCATATAACGGTCCACCACCGCGTGCTCGGTCAGGAACATCGCGTAGGTGTAGCCGCCGCCGCAGGAGATGTTCTTGGCGATCACGTAATCGTTGTTGCCAGGGGCGGGGAGGAGAAGTCCCACAGAAAGGCCAGTTCCGAATGTCCCGGGCGAGCTGTAGTCAGTGGAAGGACTGGCGACGGTTCCGGCGGTGCCGTAGGCGAAGTTCTCCAGGTGCGCATTGGCGCATCCCCACAAATTAGCTGCACCGTAGGTGATGCCGTAGGCGCTGTGGGTGGTGATGATCGCCAGGTTGGTGATGACCGGCATGACGTTGCTGTAGACCGCGTTGACGCCGTAGCCGGAGCCCTCGTTCGGGCCGGAGATCACGCCAGGGTTGCCGTGCGCGTTGATGTCGTTGGTCTGAGCAGTCGTTGACGCGTATACGCCGAAGCTGATCAGGCACGACCCGGCGGTCTGCGGAACAGTCTGCTGCCAGTGTCGGACGGCTGGAGCGCCATTCGTGGCTCCTGCGAATTCCAGGATCCTCTTGTCCGCCGTCGTGCTGTACACGCCGAATACAAGCTGGCCGTTTCCGGATTTGCTGGTGTTCAGGGCCCCAGCGACCACGTACATGCGTGGAGGGAAGAACACCTGTGCGTACGTGTGCGCCACCAGGTACGCTTCAGCGGCGGTAACGGCTGCCTGGATGGCTACGGTGTCGTCGGTTCCCCAGATGACCTGAGCGCCAGTAATGGAGCCGCCGGAGGAGTTCACGGCGGACAGGGTCACTTGTGTGGCGCTCTGTCGGGACAGGATGGTGGTGACCAGCGTGGTGATGCCGGTGGCGGCGCCCCCTTTGACCTGAATCGACTTTCCGACATCACCGGCGGTGAACAGACCGGAAGCGCTGGTCAGTACCGCACTTCCGGAAGTCATCGCCCCGTCGGTTACGATCTGCGCATCACCGACCGCACCGTACGTGGTGGATGTGACGTCAAAGATCCAGGCGCTGGATGTGGAGATAGCCGCCCAGGAAGCCGCTGAAGAACTCGTGGCCACCGGAGCGTAACCGACAGCGGGAGTGCCCGAGATCGTGACGCCATTGACTTTGGCAACGGTGGGTCCAGGGTATGGCCCGGAAAGGTCACCGGAAGCGGTTCCGCTCGGTGTACGGGAATCCGACAGCCGCGAGTCGTTACCAACGCACGAAGTTGTGCTGGTGGATCCATACGCCACGGTCAGAGTCCGGTCAGCAGCCAGAGTGCCGCCGCCGGTCAGGCCGGTTCCGGCGATAATCTGGGTGCTGGTGCTGGCCTTCGTCGCTACCTGTGTGTCGATGTACGTCTTACTGCCTGCGGAGTGGCTGGTATCCGGGGTGTCATCATTCAGGACGAGGTCACCCGTCATGGTGTCCCCGGCTTTGGTGACCTTGCGGGTGTCACCTGTGGTGCTGACATAACCGACTGCGCTCATGTCAGCCACCTCCAGGTGTTAGTACCGCGTGAACGTCCGGTGCTGCTCGTAGTCGCCGACATACGTACCGTCAGGCCGGTATCCGTCATACCGGCAGAACAGCATTCCGTCAGGTCCCTGGCTGTACGGCTCGCCGTCGTTCGGACAGGCCATCAACCGGATCTGTGGCTCGACTGCCACATAGCCCATGCCCTCGCGGACGATGGACAGCAAGGCGTACCAGTTACCGGTGCCCGTGGTCACCGGTTACTCCGCCGGGCCGTTCAGACGCATCTTGAGGGCCGCCTTGTTGCCGTAGGTGGGGAGGCCCTGCTTCTCGCACTCCTTGCGGAGTTCGGAGAGGGTCATCTCCTCACTGGAGTCGTCGCTCTCCTCGGTCACCACGGCGGGCGCATCGTCGGCCGGAGCGTCGTCAAGCGGTGCGAAGACGGGCCCCTGGTCAGGAACGGAACCGACCAGGGGCTCTACCTCCGGAGCAGCCGGGGAGATAGCCGCTGCGGGGGCGTCATTCTCGGCTGCCAGACGCGCGTTCTCAGCGTCCAGCGCCGCGTTCGAGGGTCCGCCGTGAACAGTGATCTTGGGCATTTCGCCCTCCTCGTGGAAGTCCTTGGAGCGGCAGTTCGGGCACATCCGCAGACCCACCGCGAAAAGAGTTGTGCAGCCTTCGCACTCATTCAGGGCCATGACCAGAGCCTTTCCTTTGCGGCACCGAGGGCAATCGCGCAGAGGGCCGCCGTACCGGGCCGGGCATGTCGTGCACTTGTAAACAATCATGATGTAACTCTCCCCTACGGGGCTCCGGTTTCCCAGAGCCCCGCGACATGCGGATTAGGCGGCGACCAGTGTCGCGCCGTCGGTCAGCGGTTCCCATGTGACATACCAGGTGATCTCACCATCGGTACCGGCGGAAACCGATTCGATCTGACCGGCGGCCAGAGCGAAAGGCGCACGGAGCAGCTCCACCGCTCCGCCGAAGGTCAGAACAGACCCGGTGGAATCACCAGTAAATCCGAGAAGTTCGCCCACGGCTGTGTCGGTGGTTCCGAGATCGAACGCCGCGAACAGATCCACCGTGGTACCAGCGGTCGGATTGTGCTGGAGCTTGTAGGAGTTGGCAACCGTGATCGCCGTCCCTACGACCCCGTACATGGATGTAATGGCGACCTGGCCGCCCGCCACCGTGAACAAAGCCACGGTGGTAGCCGCCAGGGTGCCGGTGGACTTGGAGGTCCGGCGTCCGAAATTCAGCGTCCGGAGCTCTGTCCCCTGAATGATCACGCTCATCAGGCGGCTACCAGGGTTGCGCCATCCGTGAGCGGAACCCAGGTGATGTTCCACGAAATGACACCGTCAGTGCCGAGAGATACATGCTCGATCTGCCCGGTACTGACGACCGCACGCAGTGGCTCCGCGTAGCCGCCACCAGAAGCGGAACCGGCGATCAGCTTCTTAGGTGCAGTCGTGGTGGCCAGCGAGAAGGTCAGGAGAGAACCCGCCGCGCTGTCGTTGGTACCAATGTCGGTGGCTGCGCACAGGTCGCCAGTGTCACCCGTGGTGGGGTTGAACTGGAGCTTGTACGAGTTCGCCACGGTGATAGCGGTTGTGACCTTGCCCCACATCGCGGTGATGAGAACTTCGCCACCGGCAATGGTGAACAGGGCGACGGTTGTAGCGGCCAGCGTGCCGGTGGACTTGGTAACTGGTGTGTTGCCAAGCTGGAGATTGCGCAGCTGGGAGCCCTGAACGATAATCGACATAGGAGGACTCCCTTCTTAGCTGAGTGGCGCGACGAGGTTGGCGGGCTTGCGCTGGACCTGGAGTTCGCTGAGGAAGTACAGAACCGAGCCGAGCTGGGCGTTGCCGCCGACGTCTGCCACGTTCAGCGAGACGTAGGCGTAGCCGTCCGACAGCTTCGGAGCGCCGACCGGGATGACGAGGATCATCTGTGTCTCGGCCGAAGTGCCCAGGCCGCCAGGGTCGGTGATGGTCTGGGAAGCGGTCTGAGTGACCGTGGTCCAGGTCTCGGTACCGGCCAGTGTGGTCGCAGCCTTGTAGTGGTAGTGGTCGATGATCGCGAGGTTCGCGGTCGTGCCACCACTCGCAGCGGTGTGCTGCTGAAGGGTGAGCACCGGGTCATCACCAGCGGTACCGGCCGCCTTGAACATGACGATGGTCAGCTGGGTGGAGTGGTAAAGCCGGACGCGCTTACCGGTGTTGGTAGCGGTCTGCATGTCCACGGGAACGAACCCGGTGGAGATGTCGAACGTGCGGCCAAGAGCTTCCTGGGCCATGAGTACACCTGCTTCATGAATGACATAAGGGCTTGGGGCGGGGCGTCGCTGCCGCCTTGCTCACACCCGGCTCGAAAGGGCCGGGCACTGGATTAGAGGCTGAGGTCAATCGATCCGGTCAGACCGAAAATCTTCGCCAGCGCCGCATCAGCGTCCGCCTCCGTCGAGTACAACAGAGGGTAGATCGCTGTTAGTGTGCCAGTGGACTTTTCGACTCCCTGGATGTTCCAGGTGGACCCGGAACCGCGTACAGCAATCTCGCGGAGATCCTCCAGTTCGATGTAGCTGAAGTTACTGGGAACGGAATTGTCGTAACGCTTGACCCAGGTCACTTCTACTGTCCTCCGTGAATCTCTATGCTGGCTGCTCGTGCGCCACCAGGTGTTGAACTTGCATCCCCACCAGATAGGGCGCACCCATGCGCTATGGCACAACGCGACGAAGGCCCCAAGCTGGTGGGCTCGGGGCCTTTTGCACGTGCAGCCGTCAACGCATTTCTTGCGCCACTGATTGGTAGTCACTCACCGATCATACAGGCCTGCCTACCTGGTGGCGAGGCGGACGAACGGGCTGAGTGTGTTTGTACCCTGATGAGGAGTGATCGCCGACTGGAGCCAGGGCTGGCCATCCACGCGCTGAATAAAACGAAGCGCCGTCTGGTCATTGGAAAACTTGAAATGCGGCGAACTGTCCGCACTCATGGTCTGGCGGTCACCGACGAGGTAATAGCCCAGATCGACCAGGTTGATATCTCCGGTGGTACCGACCGACGGGACCTTCTCCGTGAAGAAGATCGGACGACCCAGGATGCTCATGGGCGGACCGGCCGAACCGGGCTGGTTGAGGCCCTGGCCGATCCAGACGGCGGAGCCGCCAGTGCCGACCGAAAGCGCCATGGTCGCCAGCTCCGGGAAGGTGTCGATGTGGGCAATCCACACCGCACGGTCCAGCGAAGTCGGCAGCATGCGGGAGTACATCTTGACGATGTTCTCCCACAGGATTGTCGCAGAAGCCTGGCCGCTTTCCTTGGCCACGGAAACGGCAGCATCCGCATTCAGGAAGCCGAGAGGCTCACCGACACCGGTACCCGAAATGAACGCCACATCTTCGAACCAGGCCATGGCCTCGGGGAAAATCTGGTTGATGAACATCTGGAGCGACAGGACCGAGTCCTGGAACAGTTCGTTGGGAACCTCGGTGTAGGTGGTGAGCTTCTTCGCTTCCAGGCGCACACGACCGAATGTGGCACTGGTTGTGGTGAGCGCGCCGGATTCCTCGGTCCAGTACGCCGTCACACCACCGTAGACGTTCGAGGCGTGACTCGTGTCGTCAATGGTCGGGAACGGAACGGTGAGGGTCTCCATGGGCACGATGCGAGCGCGAGGGCGCACCATCGACCGCTCCAGGGCGACACGCAGCAGCTCAGCCCGGAGGTACTCGGGGATGAGGAATCCACCGTCGGACGGAACGATGGAACCGAAGGAGTTCTGGATGGAGCGGATGTCCGACTGGGCCTTCATCGCCTCAGGGGAGCGCGCACCGTGCCAGATGGCCTTCAGGTACTCAGCGGTCGAGCCGAAGAGGTCGTTGATGGCCGCGCCGGGAGCCTTCGGGTTGTACTGGCTGCCCAGCTTCGCACCGTTGACCATCGGGTTGGTGTCAGGAGCCATGTTCAGGCGCTTGGCGTCGCCCTTGGCGTCCTTGGCCCCGTTGTCGGCCAGGTACTTGACCAGGCCGCGCTGGACCTCAGCCTCGATCTGGTCCGAAAGGTCGGTTCCCTCAGCCTGCGCCTTGCGGGCATAGGCGGAGATGAACTCCTTGAGCGAGTCCTTGGACGCCGCAATCTTCTTCAGATTGGCGGTATCACCGAGCATCTCCGCGAGTTCGTCGTCATTGCGCGGAATAACCGGAGTGGTCACGAGACCTCCTTAAAGAGGTTGTGGAGGATTTCGTCCGCGCTAGACGGCTGCGGATCATCTGACATCAGCCCGGCGACGAGGGAATCCCAGTCGTCGGATTCTGCGTTGGGAATGCCGTACGGGTGCGAAGACCCGGGCATGGGTGCGGCAGCTGGTGCTTCCGGCTCTACGTAGGCGTCTTCGTCTTCATCAGCGCCTCCGCCGTCCGGACCTTCCGCCACGAACTGGAGTTCGTCATCGACGTACCAGTAATACGGCTCACCAGGTGCGGTGTCGTCGTCACCGGTCTCGAAAATGATCCCGTAGGCATTTCCGTTGACGCAGTGGACGACACCCTTGGTGTGGCCGGGCTCGTGCGGTTCGCAGATAACGGCGACGATGTCGCCCTCATCGAACTGCCGCATCACATTCACCATCTCTGGCTCACGGTGAGCGTGAACATGTGCGTCGCCGGAGTCGGTGGTGTCGTCTTCGCTGCTTCCGCCACCTGCCGCAAGGTGCTTCTGAAGATGCGCCTTGGCGGCGGCCTTGTCGGCTGCGGAGATTCCCTGTGTCTGGTTCAGACGGGCCAGGGCATTACGCACACCGGCCAGGGATGCCGCCCCGGGGGATCCGTCGGCGGAGACGAAGTGGTGGGGGAGATGCCCGTGCTGCTTGGTAATCTCGCCGTCCTCCACGCCATCGGAGTCGTACGCGGCGTAGAACTTCTTGGCCGTGGCGATGGGCATCGGGCTGGGGAGCTTGCCCTCATTCGCCCCGGCATCCCAGGTGCCTTCCTTGACCGCCGTGGAATGCGACGGGGAAGCGGCATCGAAGACACCCGGATCCAGTGCCCTGGCGTCGATTGTCTTCCGGGCCATCTCCAGCCAGAGCTTCTCGAACTCCGCGCCATCGAGCTTGAAATCGACGGTGATGGGCTCAGGGGCAACAGGCGGAGGCTCAGTGACCGCGTTGACGGGCCCAGGAGCCGCCTCACGGCCCGCGTAGCGGAAGACCGAGAGGTCCCAGGTGTTCAGGATCGGGCGAGCGGCTCGGGCAGCGGCTGCGGCCTGCTGGTCATCGGACTTCGGCAGCGGAACTGCCTCATCCGCGAGACCGGCCTTGACTGCCTCATCCGCCAGGTACCAGGTTTCCGCACGCATGACGTCGCGCCATTCGGCGGATGTCCCGCCAGCGCGAGCGGAGTAGGCTGCGGCAATGTTGTCCGATTGCTTGTCCAGGAGCGCGGCCATCTCCATCATCTCGGTGGAATTGCCGAAACAGCCGCCAGCGGCGTCGTGAATCATCATCTGCGAGGAAGGCTGCATCACCACCCGGTTACCGGCCAGCGCGATCACCGACGCGATGGATGCGGCCAGGCCGTCCACGTGTGTGGTGACATGTGCGGGGTGGGAACGGATGGCGTTGGCAATCGCGATACCGTCGAAGACCGAACCGCCAGGAGAATTGATCCTGAGGTTGATCTTCCGCGCGGTGACACCCTTCAGGTCGTTGATGAAGTCCTCGGGTGCCACGCCGGACCAGCCGCCGATCGAGTCGTAGACATATACGTCTGCGGTCTCTTCGGCGGCGTTCTCGATGCGGTACCACTGTGTCTTCTGCTGGGGAGTCTCAGGACCCTGCGCCTGCATTCCAGGCGGGGCCTGAGCCACCAGCTCGATGAAACTCATGGAGCGCCCTCCTCAGGCGGTGGGGTCCAGCCGAGCTGAACGAGAAGATCGTGCGTTCCCTCGTTGATCTGGACAGGGATCTGGAGCATGTGAATGTCCAGAGGGAAAGCGATGATGTCCAGCGTCAGCTGAGGACCATTCCGGGCGATCTCCAGATTGAGCGCAGTGACATTCGAGCTGACATCCTTGTCGCCGATGAACAGCTGTGCTGTGCTTCCGGACGTGGAGATCAGCCGGATCTCGTGCTTGATGCTCACTCACGCACCTTCTTCCCAGGCTTCGCCCGTGGGAGATGTCCTGGGTCGTTGTGCTGCGGAGCATCCTCGCGGCCTGGAGGAAGTGCACCCGGGGTGGCGGGGGCTCCCGGCTCTGCGGGCGTTACGGGCTCGGGCAGCGGAACTTCCGCCATGGCTGGGAGGCCGACCGTCATGAGAATGTCGGAGGGCTCCCACAGGCCGGTGGAGGCCAGCGCCTGAGCGGCTGTCGCGCGGTCCAGGAGAACCGTCGCGGCGATCTCCTCGTCCTCCGGCACCGGGTTGACGTAGTCGAATTCCAGGTTCGCGGCGCTCGGTCCGTACATCGGAAGGATGTACCGGTTAAGTGCTTCCTTGCAGCGCTGGAGCCGTGGCTTGGTCATCCACCGGGCGAACATGACTTCACCCGCATAGGCGTTGGCCTTGTTCACGTCATCGGTGGATCCGAGCATCGCCTTGGGGAATCCGAAAGCCTCACGAATGGTTTCGCGGGAAGCGTCACGCAGCTGAACGAACTGCATGTCGTCCATCGTGTACTTGATCTCACGGAACTTCATTCCCGCTTCGAGAACCGCCACCCGGTGCGCATTCGCTACGCCCTTGTGCGTTTCCGCCCAGCGGCGCTGGAATTCGTTGAAGTCGTCGTCGGAGATGTTCTGGTCGGCCTCGATCACCGCGCCGGGAATGGCTCCGTTGCTGAAGAAGTTCCGGTTCCACTCGGTGCTCAGCCGCTGGGACTCCAGCTCGCCCATGATCGTCTGCACCGCACCAATACCCCGGTAGGGGTCCAGAGGATTCGGCCTGCGCAGGAAGATGACGTCTTCCTTGGCCAGCGGGACATCGTCACCACCGGGGCCGTGGTAGACGTATCCGGCCAGGTAGTTCTCCCGGTCAGGAATAGGCTCCATGCGGTCGGGCCGCACGAACCACATCTCCTGGGGGAAACCGAACTGGTTCTTGACGACCAGCCAGTACTGCTCGCCGGTCAGTTCCTCGTGCTGCTGGGTGGACTCCCGGAATTCGCTGCCGCCGAAGAACGGGTTCGGCATGTTCCACAGGTCCAGCGCCGGGTGCTTCTTCACCTGGCGGCGGGTATCCTGGCCGTTGTCGTAGACGCGGCGGGCATCCGTGGACTTGTGGTAAAGGCCCCACTCCACCTGGCTGTAGGCGGTGGTAATCCTGTCGCAGATGGCGAAAAGCGTTCCGACGCTGGACTGCGCCCGCATCATCGACTGCATATTGGCCGTCGGTGTGGTCGCACCGGTATAGCCGCGTCCACCGGCGTATCCGCCACGGTGAATGGTCATCGGTACGGGAACCCTATTGAGCAGAGGTCCCAGGAACGTGCGTGCCATGAGGCCTCCCTCTCAGATTCTGTTATCGCCGTCGATTGTCGTCAGGTGGGGAAGATTCGCCAGACCCCCCGAAAAACAGCCACTGCAATGCGATACAGCCGACACCAGCGGCGATCACCCCCGCCGGGAGGAAAATCATTCCGATGCCCAGGGAGATCAGCGCGACAGCGGCCAGCCCCAGTAGCCCAGAGGCGGCATTCGGTCCGAGAGAGGACCAGTTGATGCGCCCGATAAATGTCTTGGGGCTCACGTGGCTTCCTCGTCCTCGTAATACTGGGTCAGGTGGTCCTGGCACATGGGAATGATGTGCTGCGTCCGGGGGTTCATCCACATCCCGACGGCCTTCTTGGAAGGGCAGACCGCGCAGTTCGGGTTGCCGTCCATGATGGCCTTGAAGCGAGCCCGGGTAGCGCCGTCGAAAACGCGGATGCCGTGGTCGAAGATCATCGGAGAATCCTTATCCTCGGACGGAGGCCGCTGGCGTAGGCCAAGAGCAACGAATCGGCAGAGTCGGGAGATTTTCCGCCCAGCCGCTTCCTGATGTCGTCCTTCAGCTCTACCCGGATGCGGCCTTTGGAGTCCAGGTCCCAGCGGGGCATCAGCAGCTGTGCGCAGGTGTCGTCTGCATTTTCCATCTTTGACAGATCCCAGGCGCCGGAAGAAGACATCTCGCGCCCGATGTTCCACCACATCTCGGCACGCAGATTCACGAACTTCTTCTTGTCCAGCGGGGTGTTCGAGACGTTGATTCCGATGACCTGCGCGTTGTGCTCACGCCGGGAGGCGGAGTTGCGCAGTTCGCCGATGACGCCGAAGCCGACGCCGATGGAGTCCACCTTCACGGCGGTCGCGCCGGTTTCCCGGATAGCCCTCAGGATCAGCGGGGCGATCTTCTCCGGACGGTCGGAGCGCAGTTTCCACTCCCGGCCGACCAGCATTCCGCGCCGTTCCCGGATGACGGTCTCGTCCTGACCGCCGCCGACGTCCACTCCGAGTTCCACGGGGGAAAGTTCAGCCGGACTGCGCAGGATTTCCGAGTCCACCCGGCAGGCCGCCACATCGGAAGCGCGCACCACGGTATCGACGGAATCTTCGGAGAACTCCCCCAGCACCTTGCTGCGGTAGAGCGGGTTGTCCTCGCCCCACTCCGCTTTCTTCTCGTCCACCCATACGGGAGAGACCAGCGAAGCGGCTACCGCAGGGGAGACTTCCTCCCCGGTGAAGTTCGGGGAATCGAACGCGGCAATCCTGATGGAGTGCCATCCGGATCCCGGCTTGGATACGGCGAAAAACTTGCTGGCCGAGTTGTCGGGGTTTCCGATGGCCAGCTGTCGGCAGTCGGGTCCGGTGGCGAGAGCGTCACCGGCTGTCCATATCTGCTCTTCGATTCCGCACGCCTCGTCGTACAGTACGAGCATGTACTGAGCGTGAACACCCTGGAGACCGGATTCGTTCTGGTCGGCTGGCTTTCGGCCGAACCCCACCATCTCGTCGCCGATGAACCACTCGGTCTGATTGGTGCGCCCAGGCAGGTTGCCCGCCTTATGCATGCGGTTGATGTACCGCCAGAGGATCGCACGAATCTGGGCCGAGGTGGGGGCGGTGGACGTGACAAAAGCTGTGCCAGGGGGGTGTGCGTCGATCCACCATGCCGCTGTCAGAGCCGCTGTCCATGACTTACCGACGCCGTGGCCGGAGCGAACGGCGGTCCGGCGGTGATCACGGACGGACTCCATGATTTCGAGCTGCTTGGACCAGATTTCCTGATTCAGGCGTTCCCTGACCCATGCGGCCGGATCCGAAGCCCAGCGTGCCTGGCGGCCCATGGCCTGCCGGTTGTCCACAGCCTCTTTGGTCTTTTCCAGCACTTCCTTCAGGCGCTTGGTGTCACCCATCCGGGTGAGGCGCTCGACCAGACTCTTCAGCTGCTCGATATCCAGCTGCTCGGGATCCAGACCGTATTCGGCCAGCTCGTTGCTCACGCTGGCCTCCCCAGGTCAGTCGTCCTCAGCGGCAGAGCTTCTCTACGCGCTGATACTTCTCTTCGGTGGTGTGGCCGTCCCACGGTTGCCAGGAATCGTCCGTCGGCGGGACATGCCGGAACAGATCCATATCCGCAGATGCGATATGCCAGGAGAGCTGACCGGCAGGGGTCTCGATGAGCACGACAGCGTAGTCCGGCTCTCCGGGATCCGTGTAGCCGATATGCGACGGGTACATCCGCGTCAGCAGCGCCACCAGGTGTGCCCGTTCCCGGTAGGTGCCGTTCTCGTCACTCATACTGAGATGCTCCGCCCCAGTGCTTCGCGGCGGGGACGTTCATCTTCGGGTCGGCGGCAGCCTTCTCGACCGCCGCGCGGACCAGAGCGTCCTTGGCCTCCAGCAGCTTGCGCAGGCCGGTAGAAAGTTCGGCGCTCGCCGGGAGTTCGGCAGCGTACTTCTTCGCCAGGATGCAGATCGGCTTGGAGACCTCACGCAGGTGCGGCGGCAGGTGGTCGTAGACGAAATGTACGAGAATCGGGTTGTCGGCCATCAGAGTTCTTCACTCACGGTGAGGAGGAGGTCGTTACGCACGGAGAACACGTCCGCCTCTTCGTCGTCGGTGAAGACCGTGAAGAGGGTCTCGTGACGATAATCCTGTGCGATGACTTCCTGGGGAGTCTCCACTCCGGCTGCCACGTATGTCACGGTGAATGTTCGGTTTGCCATGTCTCCCCAGACGTCGGGCAAGAAGAAAGACCGCCCGGAGCCCAGGCGGTCTTTCGGGAATAGGGGTTACTCGCAGTCGGGCCCGTCATCGAAGATGTCGTCGGTGTCGTCCATGCTAGGCATCCTCCCCGAAGTCGGGCCCGCAGTTCTCGCCGGTCTGGACCGTGTGGCAGCCCAGACAGTAACGGCAGCCGCAGGTGTCCTTCCATATCTCACTCTGCTTTCCGCCAGGGGTGCACCCGGTGTGCCAGGAGCGACCGGCGGAGAGGAAGGAGACCAGTGGGGAATGACGCCAGACTCCGTGGCCAGGAGGGCGCGTCATGACGTCTCGTGGCAGGTGCAGGTGCAGGCGATTCCGGTGAACTTGTTCGTCAGACGGCAGCGCTGGTGCATCGTCCTGCGCCACTGGCCGATCTGTTCGAAAAGATCAGGACTCACCATTCCGTGGTTGCCCTCGAAGTTCAGATCCGCGATGAGCTGTGCCAGCTGACCGGCCGCCTCGCACGCCGTGGACCGATACGTCGGCGAGTACGGAGTCAGCAGGGAAAGGATGTGTGCGGGGAGCTGCTCGTCCGTGGAGCCCGGGATGCACTCGGTCATGAGGGGACCTCCGCATACCAGCCGGGTGCGCCGTGCCGCTGTGCACACAGTTCGCACCGGCACAGGCCTTCGTGGTCGGCGGGGAGGGTGCACCAGCAGTCGCCGCTGCGCCACTGGCCGCCTTCGGAGTCCGTCATGAACTCAGGAGGCTGCGAGCCACAGCAGTCGGGTTCAGTGGGAAGGGGAGAAGTCATTCCTCATTCTCACCCGGCGGGAGTTGCGGAGTCGAGGGCTTGACAGGGGGATCTTCGCTGATCATGGAGATCAGGCCGATGATCTCGCTGCCGATCTGGTCGGCCTCCACAGAAATCCGGGTGGTGGCGTCCAGGCCCATCAGCTTGGCGCGGCGTTCCTTGACCTTCAGGATCCGGTCGTGGATCTCCAGCGCCAGGCGCTTGTCCTCCATCGCCAACCCGTCGTCGTCGTGGATGACGCGCCCCTGCTGCACCAGGATCTGCTTGTCCTCCAGCTCCCGCCACAGCAAGGACTCCTGCTCGTCCAGGCTCTGGAGCTGGGAGTGCCGCATCTCGTCCGAGGTGAACCGGTACTGGGCTCCCAGGGCGCGGCGCACCATCTCGACGGCCTTGCCGACCGCCGGGGTGCCGTCGCGCTTGAGGATCCCCAGCTTCACGCATATCTGCGGGTAGGTGTGGCCGGTGGCCGCCAGGCGTGCCGCTTCGGCATCCCGTGCCCAGTCCACCGACGCCTTGGAGGGTACGTACTCCGGGGTGAGGGGGCGCTTGGAGGGGAAGAGGGCGTCCATGGGGTCGGGGAGCATGGGGGAGATGTGCGGGGAGGCGTCGTCATCGACATCCGAGACGGGGGTGTACTCGGTGGACATGGTCGCCTCCCCAGGCGGGACGAAAGGCGCTCTTTCCACTATCACGAGAGCGCCTACGTCGCCAGTATACATGGGTATTACATCTCTTAAAAATCTCTACTGTGTGAGCTGTGTCACACTCTCTTGACTTTTCGTTATGGCGACGGTCAGTGACTTGGTGGAAGTGTCGGAAGGCCTACTGGTGGGTTCCCGTGGAAATCACGGACGCCCGTAATATGGTCGCGGAGTTCCTGTTCAAGACGGAACCATTCACGCTGGCCACGACTCAAGGCGCGCAGGTGACGGAACTGTAGGTGCATCTTTGACTCAAGCGCATAACTGCCAGGCTCTACAGCCATGACTTCGTCGGGAAGGATCTCTGCCATGCGGCGGTAGATGTCGGAGCTGGTCCCGATTTTCACCAGTGAGCCACGGCGTGCATAGTAGACGTAGTGCACACCGGCTTCCGAGTGTTCCGCTTCTTCCTCGGCGCGGTCAGTCAGTTCGTTCCTTCGCTTCTCGTCCACCAGGAACTGCTGCTCTGCTGTGTGGACCGTGGCTAGCGCATCAACGTACTCTGCGTGAATCTGCGCTGCTTGCTGCTTGAGGCGGCCGATTTCAGTCGCCGCACGAAGGAGTTCTCCTGTCAGTTGACCTGTACGGGCATGAAGAACGACCACCGTTTTCACGATCTGTTCGTATGCTGGGTCATTTACATCGAGTGGCACGTTGGCTGCCTCAAATCGCGCACGCATGGTGGGCGTCAGTGGCTCGGTTGCGGGGCGGACGGCAAGCGGCTTACGATAACTCATGTTGGCACTCCTGCTTAGTGCTGACCACACCCCAGGCCGTTAGCGCGGCGCTGGGGTCTTCGCGTTGATCTTAACACCGGAAGTATGCGTCAGTGCTGCTGCCACAGGGCGATCCCGGCGATGACCACGCCGATCAGCGCGGAGGCCGCCCCGATGTGCTTGAGCGGGAAGCGGGCGCGTTCCAGTTCGCGGAGGCGCTGTTCGTGATCCGTGCGGACCGCTTCCAGGCGTTCTTCCAGCATTTCGGTGCGGACCTGCGCGCGGACGACCGCCAGGCGTATTTCCGTGGTCATGAGGTCATCGGGCTTCGGTGTGGTCATCGGGTAACTGTACCGGACACGTTTTCGATAATGACGCACTTGCATGTGACGTGCGTTCAGTGAGTTCTCGATGAATATGAACCGATAAGTGTTGGGGAGTTTCGAAAAGTCATCAGGAACCACACAAATTTCACGGACCCGGGCCGTGGAGCAAGATCAACTTCCGAGGTAACTCTACGTAGCCGAGGCCAAGATCATTGTCACTCTCCGCATGCGCACGCTCAGTGATGATGATCATGTGCCGGTTGACTGTGTGTGACTGAGGTAAGCCTACCCTCATGCCGGATACGGACACATGATCATGCACCACAAGTGGCCGGAACCTGTCACGGAAAAGCGCCCCGAAACCCTAGCGAGGCTGTAGACTTAGGGCATGGCCAAAGGGGGAAACCCCGGAGGCCAGGCCCCCGCCCACTAGGGCAGGCGCCCCGCCCGCGAGACCGGAGATGATGATCATGAACACCAACACGATGATCAAGCACGCCCTCAGCCAGGGCACCCTCATGATCGCGGAGTCCCCCCGCCGGGCGATCATCGGGACCCTCGTGCGTGATCTTGGTGACCGCGTCGTCCTCAAGGTCATCTCCGCCCATGGCCTGCGCGCGGGTGAGCGCATCACCGTGCGCGACGCCGAGGTCACCCGTGTGACCAGCACCGCCCTGGCCTGGATCCGCGCGGAGTTCGGATCATGGGGATGGCGTGACGCGGACGCGGATGACGTGGCCGAGGCCCCCGCCATGTGGATCATGGTCAAGGCCCGTTCCGTGTACGGCTCATGGGCCGAGGCCTGCAACATGATCTAGGGCAGCGCCCCCGCGCGACGGGGGTTGCCGTAGGTGATCAGCAGCCCATCAGGGCAGGTGATCACTGACGGTGACCATGAGTCGCCATGATCCAACTGAATCCAGCGTGATCGCGCCCACTAGGGCGTCGGCCCATCAGGGCGGGAAGATCGCGTATGGGCTGTTCCTTGAGAACTCAATATCGGACACTTCCGGACACATGATCAATCTGAGAAGGCCTAATCTCCTGATCTTCATTGCCCCCTAGGGCGACAGAGGGAAGGGGTGGTCCCCACCTAAGAGGGACGACGCGCTGCAATGCGCAGCGGCACGGAAACGTGGCGCGGGTGACCAGAGCGAGTGAACCAGGTGGGGGTGTCCGATTGAATCCGGTACCGATCTTCCCGCGTACTGCCCTCTAGGGCGGAGCGCACTGCCCATCAGGGCGGGTGAAGATCGGGAACTGCGGGGTACGTCTCGGGCTTTGTCGTCCCGAGGGGGTGTGCGCATAGGCGCGCACGTGGTGCACTGATGGGTGCGCGCTACCAATCGACTTCCATCACACCAACCCCCCGTGCTGCCCCCTAGGGCGGCACGGGGGAAGGGTGACCAGTGCGCATACCTCGTGTGTGCGTGCCGTTGACCCTTCCGCCCATCAGGGCAGACGAAAGGAAAGATCATGACTGAAATCGAAACCTCGTACGTCGCGCTCACATTCGATGCAACGCCCTCATGGTTCGGCTACGCGAACGGCGTCGGCCACGTGATCATGTCCACCCTGATCACACGGGGTGCGGATCACATCGGCGGTAACCCGCAGATGCAGCCCGTGTGCTCCGGCTCCAAGCCCATGGACGCATGGCGCGCGAAGAACGGCGTCACGGAGAAGTTTCAGGGCGACCGGAAGTGCAAGAAGTGCGAGGCATGGCTTGCGAGCGACGCCGGACAGACCGCGCTTGAGGACGCCCGGAACGCCGCCTACGCCGAAGAGAACGCGGACATGATCGCGGAACTTCGGGCGGCGGCGGAGCTTGACGCGCCTGCCAAGATCGCGGAGCTTGTGTCCGAGGGTGTGTGGGAGCTGCACGCTCCGGTCACTCAGAGTGAACCGGCACCGGCGCCCGAGACGGAGGCATTCGAGCCCCTTCCTACGGCCGGTCTGCCCGTGCGTCCCTTCCCCCCGGAGCCGGGGACGTTCTTCGGTACGGGTGTGCTGCCGAATGAGGCTGCCATCGTCCGGGGCAAGTCTCAGACAGGCGCCCCGGCGGACCGACGTAAGGTCAAGGCTCCGGGCGGGGGCAAGGTGGTGGCTTCCCGTGGCACCATGAGCGACCCGACCGGCCGGGATCATCTCGACGAGTCGGTGAAGTCTCCGCCGCTGGTCGTCATCAAGATCAACGGCAAAGCTGTCGGCCCGGCCAAGGCGTTCGTAGACTCGCACCCGTCCGCGCTTGAGGCGATCGGTGTCACGGTCGCGGTGTACAAGAGCAAGTCCGACAGCTGGCAGCGTCGGTACCGTCGCCGGTTGGACGCGCAGAGCAAGATCGCACACGCGGCCGACGCGCAGGCAAAGGCTGAGAAGTCGGCCGCGCTCAAGATCGCGCGCGCCATCAAGAAGAACGCTGACAACGCGAAGGGTGGTAAGTGATCATGTCAGTTCCGATGATCTACGCAAACAAGGAATGGCAGCACGTCGAGCGGGTCAACCGTGACACGGACGCGCCCAACACGGCCCCTACCGTCATCCTGGTCAGCCCCATCGCTACGGCGGAGCATCACCTCACGTGGGCGTACATGATCGTCCAGCGTCACGTGTCCGGTTGGAACGTCGTCGCACAGAGCGTGGACTACGGCACCGACCATTCGCACACAGCCGCATCCGTCGGCGAGATGCTCCGTACGGAGTTCGGCACGGGGTTCGACTATCTCCCGGCGTCCCGTACGTGGGTCAACGGCCGTAGCAAGATCGGCTGTATCCGGCGTGAGGGGTCCGGGCGTATCGCGTACTGCGGTAAGCCAGTGTCCCAGCGCGCGGAGTTTCACAACCGGGCGACGCGCATCGAGCAACACTGCGTAGGGTGCGACACTGCATGGCGCTCGGAGCACTACGGCCGGTGCCCCATCACGTGCGGTGACGATGACACCATACCGTGCGGGCACGTTCCGGACGATGAGTGTGCGTGCGCAATGACGGCCGCTGAGGTTTCGTCCGCTAGCTAATCTGCCGTCGCATGGTCATGCGCATGCCTGTACGGGTGCGCGTGGCCATGGGACTACAGAGAGGGAACCATCATGTCCGAGACCACCACCACCACGCCCCGCAGCACCGACTACCCCACGGGTGACGGCATGTCGTTCATCTGCAACCGCTGGGTGTTCACCGGACCCGAGGGGTACCGCGTCGTCGCACTGGACGCGGCGGAAGACCGCTACAGCGTTGTCCGCTACACCGCAAGCGAGACACGGCCCATGTACCCGGAAACGCTGGACATGACCGAAGACGAGGCACACGCACAAGCGGCGCACCTCGCCCGCCGCTGACCATCTGCCAGGAAGGAAAGAACATCATGACCATGACAGACACCGGAGTCGTTGCCGAGTTTTCCATCACCCGCCGTGCCCCGGTCCCCCGGGGATGGCGCCGCATCACATGGCTTGAGTCGCCCGCCCGTGGCATCCGTCCGACATGGCAGGGGGTTGTCACGTCATCGGTCATCACGGGAGTAACCCTCGCGGAAACCCTCAAGACCGCGCCGAACGTCGTCGCCTACTCCGTTTCCATTGATGACTGGTCGGACGGGGACTACAGCCCCACGGACGGCATGTTCCACTTCCCGCAGGACTAGCACACAGCTACCGGCCCCGTCTCGGGCGGGCGCAGCGTCATGGCTGACCGGTAGCGCTGCACGCGCGGAGCAGACGAGTATGGCCACGGACGACAGGCCGCACCATTCAACGCCGTAGGGCGGGTGCCCCGGACCGTGGCCCGTGATGCGCCGCGCGTGTCCTCAACCCCTCGAATCAGAAAGAGGAATGATCATGGAACTCCACAACCGCGTCTACTCCGCCAACGACGAAAGCGACTGGATCAGGGACTATGCCGTCGAGTACGCGGGTGGCGGATGGTTCCGGGTGGAGGTGTCCGACTCGTGCGGCACGTTCGGTCTCCAGACCACCTACAAGGGCTTCCGCTCCGAGCGTGACGCCGAGCGCATGGCCGGTGCGCTGATGGCGGAAGCTGCCGACAACGCCCGGAGCAACTGCCCGTGCGGTACCGACGGGGAAGACGAGAAAGACTCGCTCGGTGTCGGCAACGGCAACTTCGCATGCGGTTCGCTATCCCCGCACGGCATCCACGTGCACGTGTCGGAGGACGGCAACGACGTCACGCAGGACTACGAACTCAACGAAGCGTGACTCTGCCGTTCCGTGAGGGCACCCGTACCTGACTCGGTATACCGGGTACGGCGCGCCCTCACGGATCTACAGCCATCCCCCTCACGTAAGGAAACCGCCATGCGCAACTACATCCCCTTGCTCCGCCAGTACGGCCACGTCTACGGCATCGACCGTATGGATCTCAACGGAACCGTTGACTTCATCCTCAACATGCGGCGCTCTGGCGCCCGGCAACAGTCCGGGGCGCTCCGCAGCCTCCGTCTGGAGTACGCCGCCATGAGCACGGAAGACCTGATCCATGAGGCCAAGACCAAGGAATTCCAGCTTTCCGGCTACTGCCGCCCGTACCGGGGCGAGAACATCCGGCGGTGCGACCTGGCATACCTGCGCATGATCCGAAACGAACTGGCGCGGCGTGCGGCCGGTAAGGCTCGGATCACCGGACAGGACCACCTCACGCACGGCCGTTATATCTTCGCCTGATCCCTCACCCCTCACCCGCTACGCCAGGAAAAGGAACATCATGACCACGGACTACACCACCGACGCCAACAACGGCCGCGAGCTGCGCCCCATCGGATGGACCGGCCCTACGGGCGCCCGTACGTCCGCTCATCTGCACATCACGGTCCCCATGGACAACCACACCCGGGCGCGCGACTACGCCTACCGCATCGTAGAGCGCATCACGTGGCCCGAGAGCGCCGACGGCTTCACGGGTGTGGAAATCAGCATCCCGGGCGGCGTGGACGTCTTCCCCGACTTCCGCCGCGCGCTGTGGCTGCTGGACGACGGCGAGACCATCACGCCGTACTACACCGCCACGTGGCACCCGGAGCACCGGAACATCGGGCTCAAGCGCATGACCCCGGAAGCTGGCAAGCCGGGGGTAGGCTTCGGGCCACGCCGCACGTATCACGTGATGGTGGTGCGCACGGACACCGGTACCGGCCCGCTCGGGGCGCACGACTACCGCTGACCCGTTCTGCCGTACCGGCGGGGAGTGCACCTACTCCGGGTGTGCTTCCCGCCGGAACTACAGAGGGGTAGTCACTCTCCGTCACACCGGCCAACCGTCACCATCTGCCAACCCGTCACTCTCCGTAAGCAAAGGAATGATCATGCGTCTCAAGTGGATCAAGGTCGAGCCCGGTTTCTCCTACGCCACCCTCAACGGCGTCCGCGTCGCCCACGTCGCCCACGCGTTCGGCGGATGGAACGCCTTCATCACCGAACCGAAGCTGTCCGGCGTGGAAGCCGGGAAGACCGAAGCGGCGACCCGCGCCAACGTCCGCAAGCGGCTGATGGAGCACGCCGCACAGAACGCCTGACCCTCCATCAGCCATTCGCCCTCAACCCTAGGAATGTCATGATCAAGTCAACGCGTGACCGCCGCGCCATGCTCCGCACCCGACGCCGGGACAACCGCCCGCCGCTCACCGAACGCCGCCGGATCGCCCTCCTCGCCACCACCACCCGCCGCCCCCGTTCCCTCGGCACCTACCTCCTCGCCGCCGGAGTCCCCGTGGACGACATTCCCGCCGTCGCAGGAGGGCTACGGGACGCCGCCAGGCGTATGGGCGTCTCCCCGGCCCTGCGCACCCCCGTAGCCCGTCAGATCGCCGCACAGCCGTTCCGGGTGCCGTCGCGCATGACCGGCCGCTACACCCGCAACCAGGTGCGCGCCATGATCAACGGCCAGGATGGCATCAGGGGCTACCGGCCCCGCATCGCGCAGTACCAGGCGGCCGTCTCCCAGCTTTCCAGCGCTCTCGCCGCCTAACCGGCCGTATCCCTCCGCTTCCGGCCCCGCAGACGCCCTCAGAGACTCTGCGGGGCCGTGAAACCGCCCTCAGCACCACCCCCCCGCACCACATACGCCAGGAAAGGCCCGCCATGCGTCTCAAGACCGCCAAAATCCGCCGGAATCTCCCTCTCATCGGGGCGATGACCGCCTACGGGGCCGCTCTGCTCGGTATCGCCACTCTCGCAGTCGCCGCACCCGCCATCAGCAACCAGGAGGGGGTACCCGTGTCCCCCGTCCCCGCCGTGACCGCGACCATCGTCCCGACCGTGCCGCGCCCCGTCGTCGCCGCCGTACGGGCCTGCCATACCGTGCCGGACCGGTTCACCGGGTACTGCGTCGCCCTGTACCTCCGCCCCGCCCAGTCCCGCCGCAACCCCTCGGGCTCGGTCATCACCAACCCCGCCGGTCCGGCACTGCTCTCCGAGTGTCTCCACCCCGCCGGATCCGATGCCGAGCTCGGGGCCTGCCTCACTCAGCCCGCCCTCTGACCAACTAAGCGCTTGCTTAGGTTTTTGGTCTGACCAAACCCACTAGATCGAGATAGCTCCACACTTGGTGCGATCTACCCCGAACCACATGAGTAGCCCCGCTCCGCTACCCCACCTCCATCACACACAGTAGCTGGCACTACACGCACAGTGAAAGTGGTGCCACTGGCACGACTAAGCCTACCCTAAGTGGTGCCACCCCCAAATACCCTCTGACCTGCTCTTTTACCCCCTCTGGCACCACTGGCACCACTGGCACCACTTGTTTTCAAGAAGTTTCTAGTTCCCAGAAAAAAAGAGGGCCCAGAGG